TGTAATTGCCTCACTGATGCTGTCCCAGTTCGCGACTATCTCACCAAGGGCTACCACCAAGAGACCCAAACCCGTCGCGGCGATGGCACCTTTAAGCACCTTAAAGCCTTTCGAGAGCCGCCCAATTTGACGCTGTGTAGACTTAAACCCACGGATCGTAGACTGAAGACCACGAGGTAACAGCCCGCTAAACAGGTCGCCTACTCCACCCCAGTCACCTTTCGCCTGCTTGCCCGCTTTCGATGCGTTGTCGCCCAACTGCTTGATGTCGCGCGAAGCCTTACGAATTGGGCGCGAAGCCTTATTGGTGGCTTTAATGTTTACGTTGACGGTCGTTGCCATTTCTTAGAATCAATCGCATTTTACCCCATGAGGATTTTTGTAGGCTGTACCGCCCGTACCAGTACAACCACAAGGGGCTACCCTTATATATATCCGATTTGGCTAACTGTATACACGATGGCAACCCGTACCCGATAGTGTTAATCCAGTCCCTCATAACAGCGGTAGGTTGTAGTACAGCAAAGCATCATTGAACGTGTTGGTCGCTTCTGAGATTTCGGGATCCAAATTGTACACCACGTTGCGCTCAAGCGTCGTACCCGTGCCGCCTATCTGGACCGTCTGCAACTCGACCGACAAGAACCACTGCATATTGATGTTTGCCAGACCCGTACAATCAATGGTGAAATAAGCTACGTCTCCGACTGCGTTCTGGACTGCCGTAATTGCCATAGTCGGCGTTACCCCTGTGTCCTTGTTTTCTGCAATCGTGGTGGTCGAACCTACTACCCTCGCTGTACTTTGTGCCGTAGAAGTGCGTCGGGTATTGGCTACTGACGCTTGCACAAACTGCGTGGACGTATCCCCAATATTTGCCGCCGAACCGCCGATCTCTGTAATGACCGCCGTAACGCGGACATAGATAACGCTGTCAACTGGTATCGTAAACTCAGTTGTATTGTTGTTCTGCTTCGCATTGACCAGTGTTGTTCCTGTGGTGGTGGCATACATTTCTGCCTGTATCCGATTGCCGATGGTGCCTTTCTGTGCATACGGCTGGACTTTACTGCGACTGAAATCTGAGTACGCAGTAGGAATGTTGTTTGCGATGTTACGGTTTGCGGCTGTGCTGTCCTCACCTATGCCGCCTCCAGTATTACCACCACCGCCACTGCCACTACCTCCAGCATTCCGAGAGAAACACTGATTGCGGCGATCGTCCCAAACGAAACCATTCAGCACACAACAATCCTCGGTAGGCGACACTGGGTTGCCTGCGGCATTGATGAAGTTGACTGTGCCATCTGAATTGAACGAATCTACTTTCAGCCTACACTCAGGACTTTCTCTGCCTGCCGCCTTAGACAAGACCTTAATCAATTGCGCTGTAGCTAGTGAATCACTGTTGAGCGCAAAGTTCTTGATGCTCATCACCCGCCAGAAACAACCGTCCAAATAGATCGCGTCTCCGAAGGATAGGTTTACTAGGTCTACATAGTCCAGATTAATCTTACACGTCATGATGCGCGACTCTGCCGAGTAGCATTCGTTCATCATTTGTGACCAATACTCGTAGAACGCATACCTCTGGGTAGTGCCTCCAGTGGTGCCACCAGAGATAAAGGGAGCCTGAAAATTGTCTGGGTAATCATAGCCCCACAACAGACTGCGCGTGGTTGTATCTACCCCAACCTCATCAAATTCTGAGAAGTACGGATACTGGTCATAAAACACGTTGTTTGGGTAAGTGATACCTACCCCTTGCCCGACTGGTTGTAGTCCATTGTAATAGGCTAGAACGGGCTTAGACGGCCTGTATTCTTTCAGGTAAATGCTACCCTCGGATCCATCGTGCCAATCCCAGAAACAAGGCAGAAGCATATTAGGCACCTGTGATGTTCCCGTGTTTTGGATCGTCTTGTATACAGGTCGGTTACGCAAAGGCTGGAACACATCGCTGGTCTTCTTCTCGCCCTGTACAAAGTCATTGGTATTGTTGTACTCGTACTGCCCCTTAACCCATCCAAAGTTTTCCTGCCAATATCGGTTTGGGAAGTTCTCGCCCGGAGCATCAGTAAACAGATACTTGAGTTTCTGGTACTTAGTGGTCGGCTCAATTTTGATGCTGTCTTGGTCCACTACCTCGGTCCAGTCCCTGTTCGTATAGGATCCGTTCCACCATGTCGTCCAAGGCTCAATCGTAATGACTGACTTATCTGTAGGGCTACTGACCATAACCAGATTGAACCGCTCAAAAATTGCCTTGAGCCACAAATCGACCGTGACGTTCGGCATATTCTCCGAGACATCGACGAACTCATTTGTTGTTGTCAGTTGGTCTAAACTGAAGAAACTAGTGCCTGCTGGATTGCTACTGGCTACCGTAATGTCGCCACTGGTGGTCGCGTTGTGTAGCACGAAAGCCCCTACCGTATTGCCTGCATTTAGATCCAGCACGAAGTCACTTTGACACAGCGTCCACTGCTGATTGGCACACCACGTGAACTGGTCGGGAACTGTGCTGTTGCCATCAATTGTCAGGCGTGTATAGAACTGATACCCTGTGTTGGCTGAACCAGAGGATGACTGGACAACGAACTGAGTGCGGAACGTATAGACTCCATCGTATGGTGCGGTAAACACACCGCCAGACATCAACCCGTCTGGATCGTATCCCGGCGCAGACTCGTCAGGAAAGAGCACATTGTACCACGTACCCGCCTGTGAATTAGAGAGTTGGAACGAACCAGCCATCTTAGCTAGGCACCCGTACGTAGCGCGACCTACTGCTCGCAGGGTATCGGTAGCAAGGAACTGATAGATTTTGCGGAAGTTGCTGGAGGCTAGAAAGGTGCTTTCTACCGTGTACCCAAACCGCTGAAACACGTAATCGATGAGGTACTGGATCCGAATGGCAGGCTTCATGTTTAGCGCATTCAAGCCCCCTAGGTTGCCCACAAGGTTGCCGCCAATGATTGCCGTCTGGTAGGTATACCCTTGACCAGTATCTGTCACTTGCCCATTGTTGGCTACACCCTGCCCCCAATCACTCAAAGGATACACGATGGTACCATCACCTACCGCTCCTGTAGTAATGTCATTGTTTGTGTTCCAACTGTCTTGTACGTTGTCCCAGTTTAGGGCGTGGTCAAGATCCGTATCTACTGCGCCCGTGTCATCCGTAAACAACTGCGGGAATGTCAACCCCTTGATTTGGTCAAACAGCTTGGCGATTTCCTCCAGCACGTTTACGGTGTACCCGTCGGATTCTGACGCTGAGTGTAGCTGTAGTACACCCGTCATGACCACTATACCGTCCACGTACAACTCAACGTCGGTTTCCTTCGCCGAGCTAAACGTACCGTCTGCTGTGTTGCAGTTGTAGTAATAGCTAAAAAACTGGTCGTTCGTGCGGGTGTACGGCAGTGTGAAATTGTAGCTGTAGGGGCTGACGCTAGACATCGGTTTGTTGATGTCCCAGAACTGCACGTTCAACTCGATCGGTTTCTGGCTCACATCCAGTACCGTTCGGTTACTGCCCCCTTGCTCAGTAGCTACTAATTCAATCATTGATAGGGCAGGTATCGGCTCAGTTCGACATTGAACACATAGGTTACCGCTTGGTCATTGACCCCTTCAAGGTACTCAACACTGCTGTCCTTGACTACGCATTGGACTAATTGCGTTGTAGTCCTGCCAACGTTGTAACCCAGCTTTCCCGTGCCTGACAAGTACACCCGCTCACTACGCATCAACGACTCCACAAAAGGTGTAAGCACATCGGGACTACCCATATCTACAGATAGCCGCAAGCTAGTAGTGGCTTTTACATGACTGGTCTGCTTACCTCCTTCGTAGGATGTCCTGACGTATGCAGGGCTGGTGCCGTCTGCCTCAAAGCCATTGCCACCTAGCGTACGATACGTTGTCCTCTTCTGCTCCTCGGTGCGTACTCGCTTGCCTGTACACGGCAAACTATCTACCCCTCCTTTGCTGTTCCACCAGTGCAACGTGTAGCTGTCGGTACCACTAAAATACTTGGTGCATTGCAACCTATCGAAGCGGTATACCTCGCTCCGCTGGTTGCCTGTTAACGTAGTCGAGGATGCCATCTGGACATCGTAGTGCGTCCAACCCACGTTGTTTGCGTGGCTCGGTTTCAACAGGCCATTGACTGACTGGCTGTTTAGGTTGAAAGGCCCAATGCCTACATACAAAAGTGATTGCGCGTCGTTCAATCCAACCGCTGGTGCCTTGCCTCCGTACGTTGTGTTGTTCGTGAAGTAGCCAGTGTTTAACTGCTGGTCTCCATTGTAGTAGGTGATGTGCAAGTAACTGGATCCAGTGCTACCCACGTCATTGCCATTAAGAAATGCCAGTGCCGCTCGTGACTGTGCGGATCCATCATAGGCTACAGGGTAGGTCTTGATGCCTCCGTAGGTAGCGTCCGACAGGAACAGCGCACGGTTGTTAATCATTTTGTACGGATCCGATGCCGTAGTCAGTAGCGGCAGGCTGGACTCCGCACTACTGAAATACCCATTCACTACGGTGACCTCCTGATTCGTAGCTGGCAACAAGGTTTCCTGTGGCGCACTCTGGTCGTTCACTGCGTACTCATACCCGAACGTCAAACTGATTTCTTTCAGTGCGTTGGTATTGATGCTGAATATCTGCGTCGTGTCCAGTTGTCCATCCAAGTTAGTCAACCCTAAACTGTACGGGTTGGCATCTTGGTAGGCGACGGTCCGCGCGATGTCATAGATGTTGAACACTGCGGCGTTGCTGTTATTCGGCAACTGCTTTAGGCGGATCAAGGTTTGCCCGCCTACCTGTATACGGCAGACGTACCTGTACTTAGGTTCGCTGACGTTGGTTGTGTCTACAACTACATAGACCAAATCGTCTGCGGTACCCTGTACCCCCGTAGTGCTTTGTGTAACTGTGTATGCCATCAGATTTCAATGGTTATGTCTATGTCCCCGTCGTAGTTCTCCTCCATAAAGTCGCTCACGTCCAAGCCGATTGCAACTGCCATGCGCTTCTTGTATCTCTTCCATCCATTGTCCAGAGCCAGCGTGTAGTATTTACTGGGGGCTATGCCGTAGTTCCAGATCTTGTTGCTAATCATTCGCACCATCTGCTTGCGCGGCAAAAAGCGTCCTGTCTTTGCGTCCCTGACACCCTCGATTGGCTTCTGGATTACCCACTTATTGATGCCCCCCTTCAAGGTGCCTTGACCTACAAAGTTGCCAGTACCGAATTGATAGTCACTGTCTGGTGCCTTACTGCTGTCACGGGCACCTTTGATTCCTTGGTTGACGAAATCCCAGTACGGTGCGCCAGCGTCAAACGCGATGCTCGTCTCATCTGCACCTGTATTGATGTTGTACCGAAGCGAATCGCGCAGGTTGCCAGTCACCACCTTGTCCTGTTGCTCCAGTATCACCCGCGCTTCTCGGATGACATACTTTGCCATACCCTCCAATGCGGATTTGAGCCGATTAAACACGACCTTCTTCTCTTCGCCCTCCAGCTTAATCTTGAGTGTCAGTGCTTCAATACGGGGCATCGCACAGGTTCAATGGGTTAGGCAACTTGATGTCGATCGAAGCAGACCAACCAGTAAGGAACGTATTGAACCGCGCCGTAAATGGTTGACACACCAGCGGTAGGTCAATGTCCCATGACCCGTCTACCGTACTGCTTGAGTTGACCGCAAAGTAGAACTGCGATATAACGTCCTGCATGATTAGAAACGTCTCGCTGTATATCTCGGTCAACTGGTCTTCCTGCTTCTCAATGACCAAATCAGCTACAATCAGTTCGTAAGAGAACGTCGTGAAGCCGCTGTCTAGATCCGCGTCGGTGCACTGGGCATACAGTAGTGGGTACTTGTTTACGTCTAGCTTGTCCACGTCCAGTGTATCAAGCCCGCTTGTATGAAACGAACGCAACTGTTCGTGTGCCTCCACGATGGCCTCGAACGCATTGTTTATGTCAACTATCGTGTACATCAGGTCTTCACTTTATCTACCATGTTCAAGTCCTTTTGGTAGGCCATGAACGTTAGTGCTTCCTCTATATATATCTTTTCTACCTGTGGCATTTTCAGTAGGTCGCCATCAGCTAGTTGGTACATCATTCCGTACCAGCCCCATTTCTCATGTACGCGATCAGCCGCTTGATTCCCGTCAGGCGAACTACCCCCGAAGAGTGTCGCATAGTGGTAGCTAATTCCTTTTGAATGCCGCAAAAAAAAACCATCGCTGACACGCACACATCCATCGTACACTGGCCCATTGCCTCGACCCTCTCGCGGCTCGGTTCGTATGTCTCTATCTCGTACATATCCAATCCGTGTTTGGTTATGGGTCTGTACATCACCGACATCGCTTTGTCTAGATGCTCCACCAATCCTTTGTGGCAGAAGGTTTCTAGGTCCGCATACTCGCCGACCGTCAGCTTAGTCCAGTCCGGTATGAAACCGTACTCCAAGCCCTCGATGTGGATCCGTTGCTGTAGTGGCAACTTGAGGGTGAACGGGTCGGGTTCGTCCAACAGCCAGCGCAGGGCGTTGGTCGCCGTCTCTAGATCCGCGTAGTCGGCTGTGTTCAATCTGCCAGACTCCAGCCCTGCCAGTACCTCAACCACCCGTCGTGCTGTTGTCGTGCTGTCGTGGTGGTCATTGATTGCCGACCACATCTTGCGGTATTGACTCACCGTCACCTCCGCGTACGTCTCTGGTAGTTTTAGTTTCATTGCAGTATGTATGAACCCGTACGGCGCATCAGCTTGTTTAGGCACACGTAACGCACTGCGTCCACCGCGTGGTTCCATGCGTCCTCTGGTACAGGTAGTGTGCGGTTGTTATTGTCGGTCTTCCACTTGTAGTTCTGGAACTCCTTCTGACTGTTCACGCTGTCCGCCTTGATGTACAGCTTGTGCCGACGCATCAAATCAATACCCATGCGTATGCTGTCTGGCCCTTTTTTGCTCGGCTTGATTAGATACCCCGCCCTTCGTATTTCTTCTATGCTCTTAGGCTCGGCACTGTCCGCCACTATTTCTTCCCTTCTACCCACCTTAAAATGCTTCAGGCGGTCGATTATGTCCGTATTGGTTAGCCCGCCCGTGTACATCAACTCTTCGATATACAGTTCATCACCCTTCCTGTACACCTTAACCAGTGCTGTTGGGTCACTGCTGTAACCCCAGTCCAGACCATACGCTACGAACTTTGCCCCGTCTGGCAACTGCTCGTATATGTGCGTGTGGAAGATCGTGGCTCTTGACTGACCCCGCTCACCCAAACCGTATACCCGCCAATACTCTGGATCCGTTTCTTTGAGCCGCTCAATTTCATTGATGGTCTCCTTGTTTAGATACGGGTTGTCGAGGTAGGTAGACTGAGTAAACGTGCAATCATCGCGCGGTATGATTTCGTCGTACAACCAGTGAAATGACATAGACGGGTTGAAGTCAATGAAGATCCGATGACGGGTCCGAAACGATAGCTGTCGGAACACCTCCAGTGACAACTCGTTCGCCTCGTTCAGAAAAAGAAAATCGCGAGCCGCGCCCCTCAATTTTTCCCCGCCTGCCTCGGCACTGTAGAACCGCCATGTGTTGCCGAACAGGTTGTACGTGTGCTCCGTCTTGTTGTGGTTGCGCTCATCGTACCAGTGTTCGCGCTGGAGGATAGACACAAAATCCCTGTACACCGATGCCCGCAAGGAAGGGAACGAGGCCCGAACTACGTCGATCGTGTACCCTGCGTTCCTGTTCAAGTAGCACCACTCCGAGAGCACGGTAAGCAGGCTCCACGTTTTGCCCGAACGTGTTCCCCCCTGAGCAACAAACAATCGGGTCTGGCACTGCTTTGCTTCGTAGTATGTCTTGGGCTGTTTCATGTTCGCAAATAGAGTGCGAGAGTGCCATGTACTTTGCGGACATGAGAGAACACAAACTGCTGACCCGCAAGGGATTTAAGATAGACCTGTCCAAACTGCATGAGATGTACGGGTACAACTGGGAACACATCACTACTTGCCCTGCCGTACCAACCACCATTGAAGATGCCTACAGGCTGACCGAACAGTTTCGACTGACTGGACGCTGGATGGGTTAAGGTCACTCCGTGAGCGGGTTTGGGTCTGACTCGCCCTCCCGCTCCAGCACCTCACCAAACCAGCTAGGAGTAGTCGGTGCCTCATTGATGGTTACCTCTGTCTCTACCTGCTTTGGCATGAAGTAAGGGAACAGAGCCGCTAGTGCTTTGAGGTATTTCTCACTGCTTTCTGTGCGCAGTCCATCTAGTGCATCCTCGATGTGCTGGACCTCACCTTCCATGATCGAGACAAACAGTGACCGCGCCTCCTGAGTCACCTTGTCCTTTGCTCCCTTGGGTCGCCCCATAGGGTTACCGCTTTGTCCTTTGGTGAATGGCATTATCCGTAAAGTTCGAGTTCAACGTCTTCAACATACATCATAACGTCCTCCATGGCATCCCGCTTTCGCGACCATCCATCATTTGAATGATCGTGTCCCGATTCCGCGAAACTGGCCCACCACGTCCATCCATATCCGCCCGTGTCTTCAACGGTAACTCTCGTCCCTTTCGGTGTCTCGTACTGATACCATCGGCTTTCCCGTGCAACCAACTCCCATCCTAAATCCTTCCATGTAGTCATGCCTCGTCTACTTCATACCACATGACGTACTTGTCACCAATCACTTGCAGGGTCTCCAACAGCGCGTCCTTCTGGTTTGTGTCAAACTCGATGACCGTCTTGTAGTCGTCCATGCGCCAGATACTCTCGATGTAGTGACTCATGTAGAACTCCTCTAAACGACGCTCCCACTCCATGCGGTCGCTGTTCTCAATCTCTATTGTGATGTCTTCGTATGCCATTGTTATTCGCCTGTAATTTACAACGATTTAGATCCGCCCGAAGCAGACCCTCGCGATCCACTTGCGCAATTGCTTTTGACTAGGTGCGTAGCTGTACTGTGCTGGTTCTGGTCTGTTCAGCCAGTATGTAGGCTCCTCTATAAATTCAGCGTGTTCATAGCAGATGGGGCAGATGTCACTATCTCCATGCTGGTTGCCTCCGCAACACTCACTGACGCACTCTGGGTCTGGGTGTGTCTTCATAGTTGCGCAATCATTTGAACGTTGGCAGGCAGGCCGTTTGCTCTCGCCTCGTCGATTACGTGTTGCTCCTCAATGCGTAACACCTCTGCCGTATCAAGACCCAT